CCTATCGTCTTTTGGCGTTGTCTGCTAGGTCAGTCGACAGGTAAATATAAAATCCTAGGTAAGGGTTTATACTACTGCTAAACGAGGAAAAGATAAAGAACTTTAAGGTGCCGGGTTGAGGAAGAAACCCCCGGCGGGGTTCCATATTTAGCTTATTATGCTCCGGGACTGCCAAAGACTGCTCGGGGGTCAGACCACCCAAACGAATATCTTTCGCGAGCCTTGTATCTTACATTACCAGTATCGAAATCCGCTTCCATCGAAGTCTTGATTGGCGAACGGTTAAACATTTTAAAACCGTTTGGACAATCTGTCTTGATGAACCACGCATCCGTATCAGTAAGATAATGATTTACACTATAGCCTTCTGGGACCATGCCCATGTTGCGTATAGCGTTGATATCATTATCAGAAGTGCTTACTCTTCCGGGTGTTTCCAATAAACGATCAGCGGTGAATTGAAGCTCTTTAGGAATGATTAGTTTCAATCCTTGAAGTGCGACTTTTAGTCCACGCTCATCAGTAAATGCTGCTATATCAATTAATGCTTGTTCTAATGAAGTTTCATTAAGATCGGCTGCGGTTGAAAGTTCGTTACGCAAATTAGCGCCACCCACAGTTGGATGGTCTGTTGCGCAAAGTTCTTTGCCGTCTCCGCCTAAATAACTACTAGAAAATGCGTTATTCAATACAGATGCTGCTTTTACTTGCTTGGTGTTCGACATACTTCTAGCGAGCGCACGAGTGTATCTTGCTGACAATTTGTCATAAAGATTATCCTCGATAGCTTCTTCAGTAATGCTGAATGCCAATGCAATCGTTTCATGGGTATACCTAGATGTAAATGCTTCTTGTGCTTGGTCAAATGCGACGCCTGCCCCTTCTGATTTAACGGGTGCTGAGTCGAAACCAGTGAGCATTACCTCTTCTTCAAAAGCTCGATCACTAGACTCGGAATCATAAATCTCTTCATGTTCTTGGTCATAGCGTCCGTACTCTAGTCCGAAAAGAGCGTTTAAGCCAGGTAGCAATTCTTTTACGAGTTGCGCTCTACTTATAGCCATTATTTACTCCTATGTTCCAGCTACAGGACCTCTGTAAGCGTGTTCGTTAATTTGTACTATCAAATTAGCGTTATTGCTTCCGAGGTCTCCGTTAACATCATCTTGGACAACTCCTACAATCTTAAGCTGTAAGGCCTGAGTTGTATTAATCGTGCTTGAATCAAGCTCCCGTGTGCTTACGCCCGTTGTCGTACTACCACCTATCCCATCTGTATCGGCATTTCTACCTATACATGTCACAGCCGATGCTCCATCTGCTTGTATTAAAAACAGTTGGTTGGGGTCGTCATAGACATATACTTCTATGGCGCCGCCTCCAAGAGCGGTTGTGCTGGCTGGGTAATAGTTCTTAAAGGTCGGGGTTCCGTCAGTAGCTACATAGTATACGTGTGAAAACACACCTACTACGTTAGCTGAACCGGCTGCTGATCTGTTAATATATCCGCCTGCGAATATGCACAAGTCACCTTGAAAGATGCTTGTACCGTATCCGGAAGGATCAATACTATACTTGCTCAACTGTCCGATTGATGAACCCACACTAAGACCTTTGTAAGGACGAAGCCCGAAGGCTTTATCTACGTTAGCCATTTTATTTAGTCTCCTAAATTATGATGCAGTTAAAATTACGATAGCTAAAAAAACTTACTTATTGTCTGCTTTCCTACTACCACCTAAAGTTACACGACTTTGCCGGTTTGGTTTAGTAACCGACATGGAAGAATGTGTGCCGTCTCTGAAGTAATCATTATCAACAGCGTCCATTTGTCCTTCCGTTTTGGAATTAAAATAGTTCGTCCGTTCTCTAATTGTTTCTTCAGGGATTCGTGCTAACACTAATCCTCCTACCCCAATACACCCTGCGTGTTTGCCATCTTCAATAGTTGGAGATTCAAAATCAGGGTATTCCTCTGCTCTCACAGGTTCATATCCTTCTCGTAGCCTGGCTGACATGTTCTTTGAGTCAGATTGGCCGCGGATCTCTGTTCTTATCCAACGATGTTTATAGCCTTCAGGGGGCGGGGGAGCATCCAGTGCGGATGGGGGAGACCAAGGCTTACGCCGTGCTTGTTTTTCACGGGTGCTCGTCTCGCGTGAAGCTCGAGTTGCTTCTTGTACGTCTTTTTTGGTGTTATCCATAAGTTACTCCTTCACGTATTTTGCGTATTCTTCTAGTGGCACACCAAGTTTTTTAGCTATAGCGACCTGTGACGGTGTGAGTCTCACAGTATTCTTGCCGCGCCCTTTTTTCGCACTGCGAGTAGCAGAGGCGACCGTTTGAGCGGGACGGTTGTCTTGTTGAGTAGAGTCTACATTAAACTTATGTGGAAACTCTTCTCTCATTCGTTTGTCTATTTCATCATAGTACCCATTTTCTGTTCCGTCAAATCCTTCTTCTTCAGTTAGTGTTCTATGCAGTACAAAACTGGTCATGGTCATAGCGGCATCTTTCCCAAACCACTCGTTTCTTGAAGCCCACTGTTCTGCTTTTGGGTCGGGCGGTGCAGCGACAGCTTGATTATTGGCTTGCGCCGGGGAACTGAACTGGTTTTGGGACGCTGTGTTAGCTTTCTGCCCCGCTGCCATCATTTTTCTTTTGTTATTAAGGGACTTGAGGTTCTGTGCTTCAACTGCAAGACGGGCTAGTTTTTGTTGAGCTTCGACTTGTTTGTCTACGTCATCCATTTCGGTCGCTTGTTTTAGCTCCGCTTTAGCTCCTGCTGTTTCGGTGGTGATCCTGTTGGCAAACTCAACGATGTAGTTACCGTCCAGCGTTGTGTTCCTTGTTTTTAGAGTATCGTTTTCTTTTTTAACATTTTCCGCAAAACTTGTAGCGGCTTGTTCTCTACGCTCCGCTTCCCGCAGTTTTGCAGTTAGCTTGTTAATTCTGGTTTTAACGCCTTTGCTATAGTCTTGAAGCTCGTCTTTGGGCTCGTCTTCTATTACTAAGTTGAGCTCTTCTTCTTTTGTTGCACCGTTTTGCTGTGATACTTCTGTCAGCACGGCTCCGTCTTGTGGTAGTTCCACATCAATGGCTGGTCCGGACACGTCCAGGTCCACCATCTTTTCTTCTTGGGTTGCAGTTAATTCCTGTCTTGGCATGGGTCACTCCTCATGTTTTTAATAGTTATGCAGAATTGCTTCTGGTTCAGATACTTTAGCAATGATTTCATCATCATTCAATATTTTCACTTCTCCGCCGTCGATCTCAAAACGAGAACCGGCATATCTTCCAAACAATACCCAGTCTCCAGCTTTACACCAAGGACCATTAGGAAACTTGTTTTCATCCTGATAAGCCAGATCACCGGTCTTCAACACATAACCAAGAACGGTAGCGATTTGTTGTCGCTCCACAGTCTTCTCGGTTAGAAAAATACCGCCTTCGGTTTTGGCTTTGCCACGGTAAGGGAGTATAAGTATACGCCAACCCGTTGGCTCAGGAAGTTGGTCTAATAGATCGGAAGAAAGTTTCTCTGGATTGAGCTTTTCTTCGTCCGTTTTTTTCTTTCCAACACTTTCATAGGCTTTTTGCAAAGGCGCCTTATTGGCCTCTTCTTGCGCCCATTTTTCTTGCAGGGCGGAGTTTGCGTCACTCACAGTGTTATTCTCCTAACTTATCTAGTAACGTTGTTATTTCAGACTTCACATAAGCCAAGGCCTCTGTTTGTCCGGTTAAGTTACGATAATGCTCCCAGTCTTTTACTTCTCCGTTGAGCATCATCTGTTGAACTCGTTTTTCTTTTTCCTCGACCATTCTAAGAATCTTATAACCGAAATCTATAGTGTCAATGTTTTCTCTCCACTACCCTTGCTGCGCAGCTAAATACTGCATGTAGTCTTGATAAGAAGGTACTCCGCCAGGCATCGGTTGTGTCGATATTGGCATGTCAAAGTTGTACCCTGTTGGGTCTCCAAGGTCAAGTCCTGGAATCCCGGCTTGGCTTTCCGACCCTGTTAATACGCCACCACTAAAAGGGGTGGTCCCTGAAAACTGTTCTGGTCCCATTAAATCATAAGGACTTTGGGAGCCATAGGGGCTAGTGTAATCGTTATACGGAGTATAAGACGTTGGTAAAGTATAGTTTGGAGTTGGGGCTGGGGTTGTTTCAGTTGTTTCACCGCCGCCCCCTGGTGTTGTTTCAGTTCCACCAGCACCTTGCATGGCTGCTGCTATGGCTGAGTTAATTGAGCCGCCTTCTCCTAAAGCGGCCTGTAGGGCTGCTGCCACCGAAGAGTCAACCCCTTCTTGTCCTAAATATCCAGAGTCTGACATCAAAGCATTGATTTGATCCGCTGTCATATAACCTGAATCCAGCAACGCTTGAATGTCTTCCATGGACATTCCCTCTATTCCTGTTCCCCCTGTTTGAGCCGCTGCGATTGCGTCATCAATCATTTGTTGAATGGTTGCTGCGTCAGCGGCTCCGCCCGTGGCTTCTGCAATCATTTCTTGTATTTGTTCTGGTGTGAGGCCGTCAGCGATGCCTTGGTCAATCATCTGCTGTATTTCTTCTGCGGTTAGTCCGCCCAGGGATGCAAGATCAAGATTAGCTTGTGCCTCAGCGATCAGAGTTTGTATTGCTTCTGGGGTTAGGGCTCCGCCCGTGGCTTCTGCAATCATTTCTTGTATTTGTTCTGGTGTGAGGCCGTCTTTGAGCCCTTGGGTAATCATGTCTTGTATTTCTTGAGCTGTTAGTCCGCCCAGGGATGCAAGAGAAGCCTGTGCATCAGCGATCATTTGTGCAATAACAGCTGGGTCCATACCACCGGCATATTGTTCAACCATTTCTTGTATTTGTTCTGGTGTCATTCCGTTAGCAAGCGCGGCATCAATCATAGCCTGTACTTGCTCTGGGGACAGGATCCCTGCTTGTGTTTCCGTTTGAGCGGCAGCGACTGCTGCTTCAATGGCAGCGGTTATATCTTCATCGCTCATACTGTCGCCCATGACGTTTTTAATCATGTCTCTAATCGCCGCCTCATCCATGCCTTGAAGCTGCGCGTTGGCAATCATCTTTTGGATCATGTCTTCAGTAACATACTGAGATATGTCAAAATCCTCCATGTAGTTTGCGCCAAACTGCTCCTTGAAGTCGTCGCCCCATAGTTTCATGGCGTCGCCCACTTGGTCGTCTATGTTAAAATCTTGCATCGCCGCTGCTATGGCTGCGTCCATGTCTCCACCTGCGAAAGAATCTAAACCTTGTATCTGGTCCCCGATTCCTTGTAAATACTCGTCTTTCAACGTGCCGTCTGGATTTAAGAATGCACTGCTTAAATCGGGGCTCTCTTCTCCGGACGCTTCATCTTGTCCGGCAATCGCTGCGTCGATCATGTCTTGGATGTCCCCTGTTTGAGCATAGCCGCTTAAATCGGGTCCCTGGGCGGCAATCGC